TCTTTCGCCTGGAACTTTGGGTTTGTATGAAACAGATCCGTCAGAATTTTTTGTTTTGATAACACCACCTGGAGCAGTTGGATCAGGATCAGAAACTTTGGCTCCTGAGTCAGTACCTGGAATTGTTCCAGACAATCTTTCGCCTGGAACTTTGGGTTTGTATGAAACAGATCCGTCAGCATTTTTTGTTTTGATAACACCGCCTGGAGCAGTTGGATCAGGAGTTGTACCTTCATCTATTGCTCTAATTTGTTTGTACAATGACATAAAATTTTCATTGCTGTTTTCGTTCATTGTTGCCGCACCGTAATTTCTCACATAGCCCCTACCTCCATAAATCCAAACCTCAACTTGCTGACTATTCACACTTGCAATAACTTTTTCTGAGCCCGATGGCATTCTTGGTTGCATGCCACCTTCTGGATACAAAGTAACTGGAACACTGGATCCATTGGGTAAATTCATAGTTCCGTTATTACCATCGGTTAGACTGATAACGGGAGTTGTGGGTGCAGCTGGTTCTGCAGGTGCCGCAGCAGCGGCACTCATGTTGTTGTTCATTGTTTGTTGGTCAGCGGCTGTAAATGCTCCTGCTGGCAACGATCCATCTGGATCATCTTCGGGCGGCAATGTTATTCCACCTTCATTAATGGCTTTAATCTTGTTGTAAATGTCTGCGAAGTTCATATTATTTTCCTTTAGCAGAACCGATTGGACTTGTGCCAGCACTTGGTTTAGCTTGATCTTGTGCTTTTTCTTTTGGTGTTTTCTTTGCTAAGATAGCATCGTTTACACCTTTGTATTGTACATGTTCTTTTCTAACTTTTGCTATATCTTTAAGAAAGTTACTAATGCCTTTGTCGCCGACACTATTTTGATTGTTCTCTTTCTGATAGTCTTGTGTTAATAATGCTTTTTTATCAACTTCAAGATGCTCTGCATTTAACTCACTTTCTGCATCTTCTAATGGACTACGTACACGGATTCTATCGGCAGTAATGCCAGTTTGTTCAATCATGTAGTTTGTTAATACTGCGCTAGTAGTTGGATATTCTAGGTCAATGTCAAAAATATTAACTTGTAAATTTTCTAATGTTGGAAAGTCTTGTAGCTTGGCTTGAATTGGCGTAGTCTTAGTTTTAGTAAACTTAGCTACTTGATATTTCTTCAAAGCGGTTTCCATAACATCTTCGCAATGTTCCGGTAGGTCGCCTGCAATTTTAATCTTAAAAGAGTATTTCTTCTCTTCCTTGCTTTCTAATAAGTATTCGGTAAACGATTTCATAGTGGAGTCCTGATATATTATTTATTTCATATTGCGTAGTTTTTCGATTAAACTATTGCGGTCGGAAACAATAACACCAGTTCCGGTAACGTCTACACCTTCGTCGTTACCCGCATCTTGATCTAACTTCTGCTTCTTTAACTGTAGTTCAATCATCTTAAGTTTTTTATCTATTTTAGCTGCTTTTGCATCAATTGCATTTTTAAGCATGCCACCTGCAACTTCGAATATTCGCCCTGAGTAACGTGCTTCAACATTCATACCTAGATCCATAAGGTCGTCATAGGCATCTGTTGCTCGTTGTGCTAGAGCATCAAACTCACTATCGCTAGCATCTCCTAACCCCTTTACTGCGGGTAATGCTGCTGCAATTTTATCAAATTCACTCATATCTCTAAGGAAAGGAGCAGCAACTTCTGCAGACTTTTCCTTTTCAGCTTTTTTGATAGTCTTTTTGCTTTCGGGCAAATTTAGGATTTCTTCGAGTTTTTTCATAATAATACTTATCTCACTTTGCCATTGTGAAATATGTCTTGTTCATTTAATACTCTAAATTTTATACCTTGTTTAGCACACCATTGGTATGCTGCTCGCCACTTTACTTGGTTCTTTGCATACTGTAGTTGGTTATGCTTGTTTTTACCTACTTTTTCAAATACCGTTTGATTCTGAGGTTTTACTTCAATTAGCTCGACTTGCATCTTACCCTTAGCATCTACATATTGAATAAAGAAGTCAGGCACGTATACTGTGCCTTTACCGGTAAAGGGATCTTTGTAGGGGATTTTAATTGCTTCACTGGCCCATTTCATTATGCGAGGATCTTGGTCACAAAATCGCATAAAGTGCCATTCCCAAGAGCTGCGATATGTTGGGCTTTTATTTCCTACATACTTGTCCGGGTTTGTTATTATAAATTTACCTTGAGCAAATCGACTCATTACGGTTTAATATTTCGACTTTCTATGGTTTCTTCTGTTTGTATAATCTTGAAACCCAGTGTCGAAGATTTCTCTCGGTATATGTTTAGTACTTCCGTAACAACTTGGCTTAGCTGAGAATCAGTAAGACCTTTAAGTGTATCTAATAATTGAAATACTGGAATGTTATCTATACGAGCTTGATTTAGCAAAACAATACTTGTACTTTTTGCAGCTTCTTCCTGGAATCCTCGTTTTAAAAAATATCCCAAAACTGCATCTATTTGATTACTGGGGAATGTAACCTGATGTTGAAAATATCGATCAAAGAAACTTCTAACTTGATCTCCAGTATCATTGCTGGTAGTTACTCTAGGTAAATTTATTGCAGTACTCATTGTGGTCCTACGCCAGTATCACGCGGTGTTGCTATAGTTGGCGCATTGCCGCCGCTACCCATTGGGAATGAAAAATTGGTTAGTCCGCTAATTGGTTGGTTAATTATTGATCTGGCTCCGGTGACGGCAGCATTATAACCTGCTGTACTTAACTCATTTCTCACATTGGCCATGTTGAGATTTTTTGCACTATTATACGTGTTAATTGCTTGCGTGCCAGTTCTTAATATGTCATTAATTGTTATGCTACTAGGGTCTGACAACATGGTAGATATTGCGCCAAATACTGATTCTGCGCCAGCCAATACGCCACCTTGTCCAAATAGATCAGCTCGCCTGCCGCCTGCTAGTCGTATTGGGCTAGGTAATGTATCGTAATGATCTTGAGCAAATCCTGGAGGATTACCTTGACTAACATTTCCAGTGCCATATGCAACTGCTTCATATGCTACAGTCATTGATTGCTCTGCCGGAATACTTGATCCGTAATCTAATGTGTCATGATTCCATGCTGTAATAACTGGATTTACTAATGTATAACTAGCATATTGCTTGTTAGCCATTTGATAAATTGTAATCTTGTCAAAAAATGGTATACTGCTATTGTTATCAAAGCCGTAAGGGCTTTTAATAAAAGACGAGTTAGTCATTGCCGTTCGGTTATACGCACCTGGGCGGCTAGCTACTGTAGAGTCTGCATAATAATATCTAAAATAATTCTCCCATAGTTGTCGAGTAACACCTAATCGATCATCATGGAAGGAAATGTTAATTGGAGTGTAGTCAACTTTATTCTGTACAATCTTTTTTCTATTGTATTGATTTAACGTTTCTGTAGCAATGGTAAATTTAGGTAAGTCGCATTTTTTAACCAACATGTTAATTTCATTTCTATGTCGAAAATCAAAATTTAAACTCTTTAATGCTTGGGTATTAATTCCAAAAGAAACATGATAGTTAAACTTACTCTTTGGTGCTAATCTAAAACTATCATCAGAGAACAGTCTTGCCGCATGACGAAAGTCAGCAACATTGCCTTTGGGATCCGATACATCAGCTATAAACTGACCAAATGATTTATCTGCCATGCTAATATTTAGCCAATTAAATTAACTGGCCATATAATCAAATCACAAAAAAAGCGACCGAAGTCGCTTTTTGTACTTATAAAGTAAATTAAGCACCAGTGGCTAAGCCACCAGCTCGTGCGCCTAGTCGACCTACATTAATGCCAACGCCTGTACCTTGAGCTGTTTGCTGTGCATTATCAAATTTAATTGCTAATGTAATAGTACTAGCAGCATTTTCACTGTATGCCATGTTGTTATAGTTTGCGGATTTTAGGTAACAGCCATATAGTTCCCATGTTTCAAGAACATTAGGAGCAAATCCGCCATTGCCGCCGTCTAGTACTTCGCAAACAGTTACGAACTTGTAATCGTTAGCAGATGCAGCAGATGACATTTCGAAGAAGTCGAATTGTTTCTGTAGTTGCTCACCTACTAATTTAGTTACGCCTCCGTTAGCGTCATCACGAACGTTTAGAGTTGCATCACTCCATGTATGCTTACCAGCCATGAAGATCTTGCTGTTATATGTATCAAGTGTTATATCATCAAAAGTGATAGTTGGACGAGTAAAGTCCACTACCATCTTAGTGATTTCTGTAGTATTTCCGCCAACACCAAAGTTTCGTAAAGTAACGCGAAAGCGATACTTTAACTTTGGCATCAACATACCCTGGTTCTGTGGAGAACCAGCTAGGGGTACTGAAAATTTGTTTAGTGTTGCGATTGCCATATTATAGCTCCTGTATAGTATTTATAGGTTTAACCTAATGCGGCGATTTCGCCAGTGTTCTTCAAACGTAGTGGAATGTAGATGAATTCAATTGCCTTAACCGGCTCAATTGCAATATCAATCCATAATTCATTACGATCAACTCTTGACGGCGTGTTGTTAGATTCATCGCAAACACAGATGTAGTCATACAATGCACGTTGTCCAACTAATTCAAGCATTAATCCATCAACTGCGTTCTTGATCTGATCTCTAGTTATCTTGTCATTTGGTTCAAAGACGTAAGGCTTAGCTAATGCACTTAGTTGTCTACGTAAATATACAACTAAACGAGCTACGTTAA